TGCTCGTCTTACTCAAGCACCCACTGCAGGTGGTTTCACATTTAGCGCTTTAGACAGTTTTTCTTATCCGCCAACTAGTGAAGGACAGTCGGTAGAAGAACTTTTACGTATAAAAAATACGAGAGACGAATTATATGATGTAAGAGAACGTCAAAAAGCACTTAGTGAAACAGACATTCCTTTTTATTTACAAAAACCTATGGCGCTAGGTGCTGGTTTAGAAAAAGGTCTTAAAGGTGTAGGTTTAACCATAACAGAACTTGCCGATGTAGCAGCAGGCACAGAACTTACTGATTGGTTAGACGAAAACTGGGAGACTATTGATACGGGAGGTGGTTTTAATATGGTACTAGATGTTTTAGGTCAGTTTGGCCTAGGCTATGGTGCTTCATTAAAATTATTAAACGGTGTTAGAAAATACAAACTTCTAAAACGTGGAGAACCTTTTAAAAGTTTTGGTGTAGGTGAGAAAACTTCTAAGATTGCAGGTCGCATGGGTTACTATTCTATACCTGCGTTAGTTGGTGATGCAGCGGTAATGAATTTAGAGGACAAACAATTTGGTGAAGCCTTTAATTTATATTCTTTTGGTAACCCTGATGCAGAAAATTTAACGAACAGAGAAAAAGCCTTAGAACGTTTAAAAAGAAAAGCAACTTTTGGAGTAGAAGGAGCAGTGTTGACCACTGCGTTAACGGCATTAGCTAAGCCTTTAATTAAATGGGGCGGTGCAGCAGTTACCACTAAACTAAAAGATATACCGGGAGGCATTGGAGAATTTATTGACGATGGACTGCGTGCACGAGATTCTCTAATAGATCCTGTTAATCGTGCTATTGCTGAAAGTTCCGTAGCAAATGTGCCGTTGCGTATTTTAGGCGCAGGTATAAATATTAGCGCTCAAATTGCAGCGCCTGTTCTTGGAGGAGTGGCACGAAAAACTAATGCGCTTATAGCAAAAAGTGGACTACCTCCTGTTACAGATTGGAAATTTTTTTCTACCACTGGTGATGGTATAGGTAAAGCCTTTTTAAAAAGGCTTGATAATATTGCAGTGTTTTTAAGAACTGCAGGCGCTCTGCCTAGGGATGTTTTTGACGCCATACAATTATCAGAAGGAGAAATTAGAGCTATTTCTAGAAACATGGAAAAAAGTTTTGGAGACATGGATAAAGAAATAAGAACTGTATTAGAAAAAAGTTTTGAACTGCACGGAACAAAAAGCCCGCAACAGTACGAGCATATCATAGATGATGTGGTTGAATATTTAAAAGGTGCTATTGGAGGTAGAGGCGCTAAAGGTAAAATATTAGCTGAACTTCAATATAAAAATGTTGGTTTAGATTTACGAGAACCTGCAAGACGGTTGTACATAGCTCTTCGAAAACTACGTGATGAGGCTAAAAGAATTTTTCCTAAAACAGCAGAAGGCAAAGCTGAATACGAAGCATTGTTAGATTCTATAAAAGCGCATTTTAATATATCTTTTAGAGCATTTAGAAACCCTAGATTCAAACCAGAACCTGCGGTAAAAGCAGCAGCAATTAAAGAAATTACAAAACTAATAAAAGAAAAACGTTTTTACAACGTTGAACGACAACTTAATCCTGAAGGCACAGCAACAGCTTTAGTTAATGATATTCTAGAAACTGCGGGCACCACTAAAGGTTCTGCAGGTCAAATAGTGGCGGCTATAGTAGGTAAACTAGCAGATGATTTTCCAATAGCTAAACCCGGAGAAATATTGCCAGATGTTATTCAAAAATTATTAGGCGGTCCAAAAGATGCGCGTACAATGCTGTTAGACGTGGTAGGTAGTCTTTCGCAAAGCGTGTGGAAATATAATTTATATGACACTTTATATAGAACAGGAAAAGGTCGTTGGGTATTTGATAACCCAAGACATTTAATTGATAACAATATATCCAATAGAAATTTAGAAGAGCTTACTGAAAATGATTTTATAAAAGCAGGAGCAGGGACTATTTTTAAACTAGGAGACAATGCTTTGGTCAGTAATGCTCAAACTGGAAAACAAGTTTTTGTGACACCTGAGATGAAAAAAGCATTATTAGATGATAGTTTATACACAGATGGTCTTTTAAATTTACCTGTTTATAGAGAATTTTTAATGTTAAAATCAAGTTCTCAAATGTCTAAAACTGTTCTTAGTTTAATGACACAAGTGCGTAACGTTACTTCAGCAATAATGTTTCCGCTAGCTAACGGACACGTGGGTGGTGGAGCTAGTTACGTAGACGCTTACAGACAAATTGCTAGAGATTTATTTGGTCGTAGCGGTCGTGTTGATACAAAAATCTTAGATGATTATGGAATGGAATTAGAAAGATGGGGAGTCACTAATTCTAGTGTAGTAGTTAGAGAAATGAAAGACATGTTTCAAAAGATTTTAGAAACAGAACCTAAAGGAGGGTTTAAATTAATTGATGATGACGCTTTTATAAATTTTATGACTAAAAGCCCTATAATGAAAAAACTTACAGACGTGTATCAAGCAGGGGATATTATACACAAAATTTATGGTTACGAATTTAGTAAATCTCAATACAAAGCAGCTTTTAATAGCATAGATGAGGTTGCAACATTTTTTAAAGAAGTGCTTAAACAACCTTTCGATGTTAAAAATTTAAATGGCACAGTAAAATCGTTAGAGGAAGCCGTACAAGAGGTTGCAGGAAAAACTGTAGCTAACACTTATCCTAATTACAACTACATACCTAGACTTGTTAAAGAATTAAGACGAGCACCGTTTGGTAATTTCATTTCTTTTGCTTCAGAGATGATGAGAACAGTTGGTAATATAGGAACATATGCGTTTAGAGAATTACAAAGCTCCAACCCTTACATCCGTCAAATGGGAGCTAAAAGAATGGTAGGTTTAACAAATGTGTTTGCTATTGGTCCCGTATCCACCGCGGTAGCTTTAAAAGGCTTAGGTATGACAGAAGAACAAATGGATTCAATTAAACGTAACAACACAGCACCTTGGAATAGATTTGCACAACTAGTGCCTTATTCTTTTAAGCCTGACGGTCCAGACGGTCCAGAAATAAAATACATTAACTTAAGTTACTCTAACCCTTATGAAATCCTACAACAACCTCTGTACATATTGATGGGGTCTGCAACACAAGGAAAATTAGAAGCAAAAGAAAGTGAACGAGTTGCTTTTGACGCTCTTACAGCGGCTTTTTTAAAACTATTAGATCCTTTTGCTTCTGACGCTATTATAGGTCAAGCCATGGAAGAAGCTGTAACAGGAAAGACTAAAACAGGTCGTTCTCTTTGGAACTTAGATGTTGACGGTGTTTTAGGAGTAGGCAATAAAATGTTTAATCATGTAATTCTTGCGTTACTTCCAACAACTTTTGTTAATTTAAAAAGAGTGGAGCAAGGATTAATTAAACAGGATGACGCTACTAATCACAGAGGCTACAATAAATACGGAAAACCAGTAGATTTAAAAGAAGAGTTACTAGCCCTATTTGCAGGTATAAGATTAAGCACTGTAAATGTTTACGACAACATGAATTTTACTATTAATAAATTTCAAAGATCTATAAGAGAAAACAAAACTTACACTTCTTCTACACAGTATCAAAATTTAAGTAGATCTGAAAAATTAGACTACTTTATTAAAGCACAAAAAGCTAATTACATGGCATACAATGAATTAAATTTAGCGTTAAAAGATGGCGCTGTTTTAGGTTCTTTTGGCGAAGGAGAAACAAAAGACAATAGTCTTAGAAAAACAAGAAATGCATTACTAAAACAAATAAAAGAACGTTTAGACAGTAAAAATAAAAAAGCCTTTAAGTTTGAAACTTTTATTCCTATGCCAGTAATAGACTTTAAAGGAAAAGCAGCAAAAAAATCTTTTGAAGATATTGAAGGTGCCACTATTTTAAGTTCTTTTCCAGCGTACGAAATGAAAGCGATATATAAAGCATTGCAAAAAATTCCTTTAAACTTGTCCGCAGAAGAATTTGATAACGAAATTAAAAAAGCATTAGGTATTTATGTGGAAGAACCTAAAGAAATAGAAACACAAAATAAAGATAGTTTTGATTATTTGAATAGACCTCTTTCTTCTGTGGCGCCAACTATAGTGCAACCACAAACAATAGCTGCGGCACCGCCACCAGTTAATCCAACAGTTAATCCAACAGGGTTAACAGTTGCAGAAGAAGCGTTGCTTTCGCCAACAGAAAAAGCTATAAGATTGAGAAGCAAACCAAGGACAGTAGTATGAGCGACGAGGATACTAGAAGAGCGTTGGAGAGACATTTAGCTGAATGTCAAATTAGACATGAAGTGTTAGATGAAAAACTAGATGTACTTCAAGGACAACAAGAAAAAATTAACAAACACACGTTTGAATTACGTCAGATGATGACATGGTTTATGGGAGCGTCAGCGTCGTTTGCGGCGATCTCTATTCTACTGAGCATTGTATGGGTATTTCAGAAACTTGTTTAACATACAATATTTTTACATCTAAATTCTTAGCTGATTTATTTTTAGTTCGATTAATTCTACGCATCTTGCCCTTATACACACGTTCACTGTGTGTTTTAACATCATATAAATCTACGGTGCCTTTCTTTGCGTCAACTACTATTAGATCACAAGGCCCTTTGCCACCAAGGTCGTAATATACATGATTAAATGGTTTGTCTAAAAAATCTATGGCTGCAAGCAATTCGCTACGAATACCCTTCTGTTGCTTACCTACAACCACTCCCTTAACTCTTCGCCCAGTATTTCATTTGCGATATTTATTTTACTCTTTAATGCCTTTACAATCTTTTCGTCAACAGTGTCTTCGCAGATTAGGTCAATGTATGTTACTTTATTTACCTGCCCAATCCTATGTGCTCTATCTTCTGACTGTAGTCGTTTCTCAAGATCATAATTATTTGAATAATATACCACAGTACTAGCCGCAGTTAAAGTAATACCATAACCACCAGTTTGTGTGTTACCTATAAAAAACCTAGTTTCTGAGTCTTTATCTTGAAAACGTGTAATATTTCGCTGTCTTTGTTCTTGTTTTGTCTTACCGTAATAAGTACAGTAGCTATTTGGTCCAAACGTTTTTTCTATTTCTTTAGAGATTGTTTCTAAGTCTTGTACATAGTTTGCCCAAATAATAACTTTACCTTCGCACTCTTCTAAGACTGACATAAGTTCTTTTAGTCTATTATTTTTTAATACTTTAACATTACCTTCGTCAGTTTTTAAATGACCGCAAGTAATCTGATGTAGCCGTAATAGTTGCGTCAACACACTAACCGTAGAACATACTTCACCATCTAGTTCAGCTAACGCCATACGTCGCATAGTAGTATACGCACGTTGTTGTTCGGGACTAAGTTCTACCAATCTTTTTTCATAAACCTTATCTGGTAGATCTAAACAATCTTCTTTTAAAATACGATAAGAAAACTCACTGACAATGTCCGATAGCTCACCTAAATTACGATAGCTATTGTTTGGTCGAACAATGTTTACCGAACGCCCACCAACGTTAATAGTCTGCATGTTGGCATAACGTGCACGAAATGTATAAAAAGAACTGTGGCCCAATAAATCAGGATCGAGGAACTCACACTGTGAGTATAAATCTAGCGGACTTTTGGTGACGGGACTACCTGTCATAATACGTTTGTATTTTGCCATACGACTTACGGCAATAATGTTCTGCGTTCGTTGGGCGCTGGGCGATTTAATCGTCGTACTTTCATCAATTGCAAACATTGCATTGTAGGCACTTAAAAATTTTTTTGCTTCTTCTAGTCCGGGTGCTGAAGAAAACGCCTCAACGTTCATTACAAACAAAGTTAGTGTTGGATCACGCGTATCGGTATACAACTGATCTAATAGTTCTTGATTTTGTTTAGTTCGCGAACTAGGTGCTACCCATTGAAAGGTTCGACATAAAATATGATCGGGTAAGTGAGTTGGTATTTCTTGTGCAATCCAGTTTTTGTATACACCTTTTGGTGCTACAATAATGGCACCATTTATTCTACCTTCGTCGTACAGCATGCCAATATTATCTAATAATATTTTAGACTTGCCAGTACCCATTTCACAAAACAACGCATAATTACGTTTTTTATGACATTTTTTTAACGCATCAAGTTGATGTTGATACGGTTTAGTTTTAAATTTGTAGTCCATAAGACTCAAATCCTTTCTGTTGTTGCATAAAATGCATAAATGTATTACTTTCTATGTACAGAAATAATCTATATAAAAGGTATTGTCAAGAAAGTATGACTGTATATTGTATCCAAGAACCTCCGGGCACAGCAGACGGCAACCCTAAGTATAATGTGATGAAAGCATTATCTTTTGGTGAAGTAAAGTTTCTCTTGACAGAACGAGCACAACTAGTATATAGTGCTGGTAGCTTAATAAATAAGCTAAGAAAGTTATTAAAAGATTTCAACGACGAAGATTTTTTACTTCTAGTTGGTGACCCCGCAATCATTGCCGCGACTTCGGCATTAGTTGCAGATATAAACCACGGGAAGTTTAAAGTATTGAAATGGGATCGTATAGCTGGAAAGTATTATCCGTTAAGCATTAACTTATATCAGAAAGAGGATAAAGATTATGAATGAACTTGATCACGATTATGGAACAATTGATTTTCAAAGAGATCAATTAGGGAAGGTAGATGACTCAGAGATCCTTAGTATCGCTAGCTGCTGTCAAAAGTTGGTCGATCTTGAAAACGAGGCAACTACCCTCGAAGAACAATTAAAGCATGTAAAAGAACAAATGTTAAGTGTTCGGAACGAAAAAATACCTGCTCTTATGCAAGAAAAAAACTTGACACAATTAAAATTGAATGATGGAAGTTCTATAGAAATTAAAAATTTTTACGGAATAAGTGTGCCAAAAGACCCCGATCAAAGGGCTGAGGCATATCAATGGCTTCGTGATCATGATTTAGGTGATATTATTAAGAATGAAATATCAGCTAGGTTCGGTCGTAACGAAGACGGGAAGGCATTGGAGTTTTCCAAGTTAGCCACCGCCAATGGGTATGAAGTTCAACAAGATTTAAAAGTTGAACCCATGACTCTAAAAGCAACTCTACGGGAACTGCACGAAAAAGGTGCGGAACTACCACCCGAAGAGATTTTTAAAACGTTTGTTGGTAGGCAAGCAAAAGTACAAAGGAAAAAATAACAATGAACAATGTAACAAAAACAACGAACAAAAAAAGTAATGCAGTAGCAACTTTAGATGTCAATATGTTTTCTGCTGATGCAGACAAAGTTAGTGGATTTGAGAATTTTAAATCTTCTGACGACTTGGCCATACCTTTTTTAAGGGTGTTAAGTCAACTGTCTGCTCAATGTAATAAGACGAGTAATGGATACGTCGAAGGCGCAGAGCCGGGCATGATCTATAACACTATTACAAAGAAACTATATGATGGCGAAGAAGGAGTAGATGTAATTCCTTGCGGATACAAACGAGAGTTTGTTGAGTGGGATGCTAATCAACAAGGTAAGTTGATTGCAGTACATGGCTCTGATTTTGATTTGGGACAAACATCTAGAGACGCTAACTATGTTCTTAGAATGGCAAGCGGTAACACTATTAAAGAGACGGCACAACATTATGTGACTCTGTTAGATAGTGAAGGTTCTAGTCAAGCATTAATTACTATGACTGGCACCGCCATAAAACAATCTAAAGCATGGAACTCCATGATGGCAGGTATAAAACTACAAGGAAAAGACGGGTCGTCGTTTCGACCACCTATGTATAGTCATATCTACACATTAAAAACAGCGCCTCAATCTAACTCCAAGGGCACTTGGTTTGGTTGGGACATCACAAAAAAAGACATTGTGAAAAATGTTGCCCATTACGAGGACGCGAAGGCATTCGCGCAAGCCGTAGGCACGAATGACGTTAAAGTCAGTCACGAAGGGGAGGAGCCACAGACTCCTACCAATTCAGCTTACTCAGCTTAAATACTAGGGCGGCGCAAGCCGCCCTTTTTACTACAGGAACAGAATGTCAGAGAAGTTTAAAAATATATTTAAAGGGTTAAATAGTGCCTACGGTAAATTTGTACCCGAAGATAAAGATGACAACGGTAAACTCAAAGGTAAAAATCAAATTGTTAGATGTCCTGATGGACTTCCTGATGAGTTATGGGAAAACCATTTAGACGGCACCGAAAGTTTAGGTGCCATACCTATTGATGAGAACAACGAGTGTCGATGGGGTTGTATTGATATAGATAAATACAACGGTTTTGATCATCTTGAATTAATACAAAAGATTCGGAAGCATGGACTACCTTTGATCGTATTTAGATCTAAAAGTGGTGGCGCTCATGTCTTCATGTTTTTCACTGTTCCTGTGAAAGCAAGTCTTGTGCAATCTAGATTAAAAGATTTAGCTTCTTTTTTAGGTTGTGCAGGATGCGAAATTTTTCCAAAACAAGTAAAGTTGTTGTTGGACAAAGGCCAAACAGGAAACTATTTAAACCTACCTTATTTCAATGCTGAAGATGGCGAACGTTATGCTATTGATGATCAAGGCAAGCCGTGTAGTCTAGAACAGTTTTATACATTGTATGATGTGTACGCACAGCAAAACGCTGATGTTGATTATATAAAGCTAGAAGATTTTTTTCAAGACGGTCCGCCGTGTTTAAACACACTACACCACAACGGCGTTCCCGAAGGTGGCCGTGACGAAACCATGACCAATGTAGCTGTGTTTTATAAAAAGTCGGGGAACTCAGAATTTTTATTAGACCTGTTGAACGTTAATCAAACTATGTGTGATCCAGCCTTATCTCAACAAGACATAGAAAAAATATACCGTTCTGTATCGGGCAAAGAATACGACTATGCCTGCAACAAAGAACCTTTAGCTTCTAACTGTAATCGTCGCGAATGTTTGCGACGTAAGTATGGTAAGGGTCAAATAGAGATGGAGATTGCGGCAACTGGTCTAGAAAAATACGGCACTGAACCACCATTGTGGTTCTTATCACTTGAGGGTGAGCAATCCTTAGAATTAGAAACAGAAGATTTGCAAAATCAAAATCGCTTTCAAAAGAAATGTATGGAACAACTAAACACTATGCCAGCACAGATGCCGCCGGGACGTTGGCGCGAACGTATTCAAGCATTGCTACAGAATGTTAGTGAACCTGATGTACAGGGCGTTAGCAACAAAGAAATTTTTATAGAACACTTACGTGATTGGTGTACTAACAAAGGTGCGGCGCAAGTGAAAGAAGAAATTATTTTAAACAAACCTTATCGTGACAACGGTAAACACTACTTCTTGTTAGCGTCGTTAGAAGACCACCTACAAAAGAAAAAGTTTACGGTCTACAATCGTAACAAGATGTCTAATATTTTAGAGAAAGAACTAAAAGGTAATCTCACTACCTTACGTATGCCAAAACCCGACGATAAAGAAAAGAAAATTAAGGTGTGGTCGATACCTGAATTTACTGACGAGTTTGACGATATTGAAATTAATACTCCCGACATGAAAGACAAGAAGGAGTATCAAGCCGAATGACAGAGATAATCAAAGTTCTTGGGCCGCCGGGCACCGGTAAAACTACCACTTTGCTTAACTATGTAGAAGAAGCTATGTTGACCACAGATATAAAGAAGATTGGTTATTTTTCTTTTACTAGAAAAGCCGCAGAGGAAGCACGGGATCGTGCGGTTAAAAAATTTAATCTAGAGAAAAAAGACTTTCGTTGGTTCTCGACACTGCACTCTTGCGGTTATCATTGCATCGACCTTGAGGGTCGTGCGGTAATGCAGAAAGAACAGTTTAAAGCGTTTGGTGACAAGATTGGTTTTAATATGTCTAGTGTTGACTCAGAGACAGGTATATCAGAGAACTTTTATTTAAACGAATATGCTTTAGCACGGGCACGTGGTATCTCGTTAGAAGAGCACTACAACAAATACTCTGACTCCACTAATATAAATTGGAAACAATTAAGTTATGTAGCTGAAGCCTATGATGCGTATAAAGAAACCAATGGTTTTATTGATTACACCGATATGCTGTATGAGGCAGTCAACGAAAACTTACTACCACATTTAGATGTGGTCTTTATTGATGAAGCACAAGACTTAACACCATTGCAGTGGGCAATGGTAGAGCATTTTGCAACCACAGCAAACAAATTGTATTTAGCAGGTGATGATGATCAAGCCATATATCGTTGGCTAGGTGCTGATGTTGAACGTTTTATAGAGTACAATGGCAAAGAAATAATTTTACCTAAGTCATATCGTTTAAAAAAATCAGTGCAAGATTTTGCGCAAAGCATAATTAAGTTAACTAAGAACAGAATAGAGAAAGAATGGGAAGCCCGGAAAGAAGATGGCGAAGTGCACTATCATCAAGTTATTGAAGGTGTAGATTTTTCACAAGGCAACTGGTTGATACTAGGTCGTGATCGTTTTATTTTAAAAAAACTAGAGGACGCTTGTCGTGAGCAAGGTCTTTGGTACGAAAAACTTGAACGTAAAAAATTTACCAAACCAATCGCTAAGCGTGTCTTTGATGCTATCATTGGTTGGAAAGAACTAAGTGAAGGACGTGCTGTTGATAAAAAAACTTTAAAGAAAATATTTTTTTACAAACAAACTAAAGATTATTTTCAAGATGAGTTTGATAAACTTAACGACAACCATCTATACGATCTAGATACTTTAAAAGTAGTACTAGGTCCGTTCAGTGTAGGTACTTGGCTACAGGCTTTAGATAAAATTAATATTCAAGACAGAGCGTATCTAATTAGATTGAATGACGGTTCAGAAGATATATTTGCGACACCAAGAATAAGAATATCCACAATACATGGTGCAAAAGGCGGCGAATGTGATAAAGTATTGCTTGCAACAGATATGAATATAAAGACTTATAGCGAATATCGTAAGAATGCGGACGACGAACAACGGGTGTTTTATGTCGGTGCCACTAGAGCCAAGGAAGAGTTGCATGTATTACTACCACAAACCAATATGCACTTTATGTTATCTATATGAAAGATCCAGTAAACCATCCAGAACACTACAAGCGCGGCGATATTGAATGCATTGACGCTATTAAGTCTTGCTTAGGTGATGGATTTAAGTATTATTTACAAGGTAGTGCTATGAAATATTTATGGCGTTACGAACATAAAGGCAAGCAAGTAGAAGACTTAAAAAAATCTACTTGGTTTATACAGAAATTAATAGAGCTACATGAATCAGACTAATTTATTTACGTATAACGAACCTATAGAATGGACAGCGAAAGAATATTTTCCTGACCTTAGCAAAGAAAAATATATTGCGATTGACTTAGAGACATGCGACGTTAACTTGATTACGCACGGTTCAGGTTGGGCGCGGAACGACGGTTATGTAACAGGGATTGCTGTCGCTACGGCAGATTGGGAAGGCTATTACCCAATTGCACACGGCGGCGGTAATCTTAATAAAAAAACTGTGGTGGAGTGGTTTAAGAAAGTTGCTGGCAGTAAAGCAGAAAAAATATTTCACAATGCGTCGTATGATTTAGGTTGGCTTAGACACATGGGCATAACCGTAAATGGTATCATACACGACACTATGATTTCAAGTGCACTAATTGATGAAAACAGATATTCGTTTACTTTGAACAGTTTAGCTAAAGATAAACTAGGACGAACCAAGAACGAAAACAGATTGATCGAAGCAGCAAAGAACCATGGCGTTGATCCTAAAAAAGAAATGTACAAACTACCCGCTATGCACGTTGGTGAGTACGCTGAAGCAGACGCACGTTTGACTTATGATTTGTTTTTGTACAATCAAACTGAGATTGCGGCACAAAACTTAGAAGGCATATATGATCTTGAACGTCGACTACAACCTTGTTTAATTGATATGCGTGCTCATGGTGTTCGAGTTGATCTTGACGCCGCAGAACAAGCACGTAAAACTTTGAGCGCACAAGAGAAAACTATTATGCGAGAGATAAAGAAAATATCTAGTCACGACGTCGAGGTATGGGCGGCAGCTTCTATTGCTAAAGCCTTTGATCATTTAAAGATAGAGTATCCACGCACACCTAAAACTGGCGCACCTAGTTTTACTAAAAACTTTTTATCTAACAACGAACACCCACTGGCACAAAAGATTGTCGAAGCAAGAGAACTAAACAAAGCCAATAGTACATTTATTGAAACTATCATGCGACACCAACACAAAGGCCGTATTCACTCTGAAATACATCAGATGCGCAGTGATGATGGGGGGACGGTCACTGGTCGTTTCAGTTATTCCAATCCAAACCTGCAACAGATACCTGCACGTAATCCTAAGATTAAAAAACTAATCCGTAGTTTGTTTGTTCCTGAACGTGGTTTACGTTGGGGCACGTTTGATTACTCACAACAAGAACCAAGACTAGTGGTGCACTACGCGTACATGGATAATTTAGAGGTTGGTAAGATAGTAGAAGGCTATCGCCAAGGTGAGGCTGACTTTCATCAGATGGTGGCAGACATTGCACAGATACCACGTGGACAAGCAAAGACAATTAATCTTGGTTTGTTTTATGGTATGGGTAAACACAAACTTATGACTGAGTTAGGTATTGATAGTAAAGAAGCAGAAGAAATTATTAACACCTATCAAAGCCGAGTGCCGTTTGTAAAACAACTAACCAAGAACTTAATGATCGAAGCAGAGGCACGCGGCAAAATTAAAACCTTGCAGGGTCGGTTGTGTCGCTTTCCTTTTTACGAACCAAGAGAGTTTGGTAAGAAAGGTTTTTATAAAACTAAAGAAGAAGCAATTGATGCTGAAGGTCACGGTCAATATAAAAGAGCCGGAACTTACAAAGCCTTAAACAAGTTAATACAAGGTTCTGCGGCAGATCAAACTAAACAAGCAATGGTAGACTTATATGAAGAGGATGGTATTATACCACATATACAGGTACATGATGAACTCAATATATCTGTAGAAAACGAAACTCAAGCTAAGGACATTGCGACTAAAATGGAAACCTGTGTTAAACTACATATACCGAGTAAGGTTGATTACGCCCTAGCTGACAACTGGGGTGACGCTAAGTGAGTGATGATAATATTATTAATGTAAGTGTGTGTTCAAATTGTCGTAATCTAACGCAAATGAAACCTATTAAAGACGATGTTTATTTCTGTTCTTTATGCAACCAACAATTCAAACAATACAAAAACGGCAAACTAGTTTACATACCTATCGGTATTGCTCGTGCTATGGGTAATAAAATATCTTTTATGTTTACGGTAGATGAAAAACTTCAAAACGAAGTCACAGAAGACATTAGTTTTGAAAGCGATTTAGAGTTTGATTTTGAATTTGATCCTGAGTTTGACCCTGACGAAACTACGGAGTAGTATCAAACTTCTCTAGACTGTTAAATACCTCACCAACAATAGTAGAAGGCCTGCCGTCGGTATGATAAGTAGCACAAGAACGCAAGTCTTCCATGGGAGTGCCGTTCTGTAAGGCTACAGAAACTAGTCGGCCTAATTCAGTTAGTATATCAAAACGCTCAGTGCCTGCCTTGCCACCACCGTTGATCCACACTTCTTTTACTGTGTCTTTTTCAAAAGACACCGTTAGTAAATACGGTGTGCCGTTGCTGTCTCGAATAGTTTCTTTATAACAAGGTCGACGATTGTTTAATTCCACGCGCATTAATTATATACCCTAGCGTACTTTAAAGTTTCCCATTTTCTGCGCAAGCATACCACGGATTCTTGTTGTGCGCTAGTTAAACGCGCAAACCTAGCTGTACTCATGATTTCGCGGTAATGATTTACGGCCGCGTTGATGTTGGCTTTGGTAAATTTATGCGGATAATCTAAATAACTATAGTTAAATTGAGTTTTACGTTTATTAAAATGTACTACAACGTTCATATTTCTGTTCTTTCTGTGTGTTTTTATTGATTATATACTATATATAGTTGACAATCAATAGTATTCTACTATATAATAGCGTAAATTATAATAAAATGTGGAGGTTTCCATGATTTTTGATGATAATACAACGTTACAATTTGCTGTAATGGACAATGCGACGGTAAGGTTACACGATGAAAATAAATTTCTTCGTGAGCAGAACCAAGAGTTACGCGATAGACTTAAAGAATTAGAAGTTTCGTTAACGCAAGCCATTGGTCCACGTTACGAAAACACAGCGTAAAGTAACTAAACAACAAGAAAGGTAAAATGATGCCCGACATCAGTCGCTACACGTCCGTCTCAATTTCGAAAAAGGCGTACCAAGATTTGACCCTAGTACAGAAAGCTATGTCAAAAGAATTTGGTGCAACGTTATCACTAGCTAAACTAATAGAGCATTTAGTAAGTGACAAAACCAAAGCACTAAAATTGAATGGCCATTCAAAATAAAACTTCACTGCTCATCGATAAATATCCGTACCACGAAGTGCGTCGGAAGACGGTCAATGGGCGCAGGCATTACGAGGGCGAAGGCAAGTTCTTGCCCTCCGTAACCACAATACTATCGAACACCAAAAAGAAAGAAGACTTAGCAGGACTAGAACGTTGGAAACAACGCGTCGGTGCCGAACAAGCTGAAGCTATAAAAAATCAAGCCGCTTCAGTAGGTACGGCAATGCATAAGTTTATTGAGTGTCATATTCAAGGCGTTGGCTATGACGATCAAACCAACATTGGTGTTATCGGCAAGCGTATGGCACAGCTTATTATACGCAGTGCCCTGCCATCTATGGATGAGTATTGGGGCACCGAAGTAACCTTGTACTACCCCACGTTTTATGGTGGTACCGCAGATTGTGTCGGAGTATGGCGCGACCAACCTGCGATTATAGATTTTAAACAAACCAACAAGCCCAAAGAAGAACGTTATGTGCAAGATTATTATTTACAATTGGCGGCTTACGCCATGGCTCACGACGCTTTGTACGGCACCAAGATAGAAGCAGGGGTAATTTTAATGGCCTCGCGTGGCATGAATTTGCAGATGTTTACTATCAATGGTAATCGCTTGGATGATTATAAATACGAGTGGTTGAAACGCTGTGAAAAATATTATAACTTAGGAGAGTTGAATGGTTAAGTGGACAACTAAAGAATTGGTGACAAGATTGGAGAAATTTTGTGAAAGTCCCGAAGGCGCGAACGCTCGCGTGTCGCTAGCAGTGCCAATGGGTTTTGGATCTAATCCCAATACGTCGTTTGACATACGTAAAATAGATTTGGTGCCGAATACTATTATCGGAGCAAAAGAAAAATATAGGTTAATAATTGTAATACAGGAGTTGTAATGGTCAAAAAGTATCAAGCTAGCAACAGTCACGAGCACACGCACAAGGGCACGTCGATTGGTCGCAATCCGATACTCAGCACCATGAACAAACACAAGAAGCGTAGCTTCAAACCCTATCGAGGCCAAGGCAGATAATGTATTGGGTAATCACTATAGTATTAATGTTTCATGGCACCGAGTACAACTTAGAGCGTGAGTATCAACTGAAGACATTTCACGACGATTGGAGTTGTCACAAATTTATTCACGACAATAAAATGTTGTTGTTAGAGCAACATCTAACAGACTACGGCGAGCGCTTAAAATCGTTCGAACTATATTGTGAGAGCCGTTATGCACAAGAGGTATAGTGTGCTACGGTATCTAGTGAACAAGATCTATATTTGGTCGGGTAAGGTACACAGTTGGGCATGGTCAAAATTATATGGTAAAAGAATTGACAAACGTTTTAAATAGCATTATATAGTAATTATGAAAAAGCAAGGAATGAAATGTGTAAGTTGTCGTGATTTTGTTACGTTAGACTACTGCTATGACTATGATTTGTGTCTAGATTGTGGCCCAATGCGGCCTAAAGAAGACAAAGTAGATGTCGATAGTGAGTTTTACCAAAAGCTACGTAAAAAGCACGAGCAATAGCCCAACGACCGACTGCCGGTATACATTGGACGATAATTAAGCGGTAATAAACGGCTATATTGACGGTCGAAATTTGGTAAAAACCCTTGTAAACTGCGGTCTTTGAGCGTGGTAAGAGGGTCGACGGGCGCCGGGCGTGGGACGATGTTATATAAGGTATAAAATAATAAATATTAAAAAATAAATATTTTGTAAAATAAACACGGATACATGGGATACATTGTAAATTATGTTTAAAAAATGTTGAAATATAAAGAATTATTAACAAAATATGTATACCAAAATGTATCCAAAATGTATACTTTGAACAGTATACATTTTACGTTTGCAAAACTAAAGTTAGAGAAATTAAATTCTCGTATATACCCTATATTCCCTATAGGAAAATTATGTTAAAATAAAGGAGAGACGCTATGATAAATAAAAAGAAAAAACCAACTGTGGTAGAACCTGAAAAAGGCGAGCCTACAGGAGTTAAAGTCGGGTATCGAGATATTGATATTGAATGGATAGCTCCTGATTTTAAGTTAGATGAATTGACAGATTGTTTTGGTCAGTACAAATCTAGAGAAGGTGTGATACAGATTCAAAACTCACTAGGTGGCCAAGAAAAAGCTAATACTTTATTGCATGAAGTGTTGCATGCCTGCGTGTATGGTAGTGGCTTGAACCAAGCCAACGGTGCCTTGAAAGAAGATGATAACGAAGAAATAGTGGTTAATCAAATCACAAATTATTTGATGGGTGTGTTTAGAGACAACGACTGGTTTTTAGATTATTTGAAAAAACATATTAAGAAACCTTAATTAATTTTCTTTTTGTCTTTTGGTATTGGTATCTCTTCTGCTTGTACGTCAATAATCTTCATTTCACGCATCAAGTCAGCGATTTTTTCATCTACTTCTTGGTCAGTCAATTGATCCAACTTACCGTGTTTAATAATCTTTTGGTCAATGTATAAACCACCTGCCTTGCCTCTTGCTACTTCTGCGTTGACGGCGGCAGAATAAGAACCGTTCTCTAAAGCACGGTCTCGTATCTCTTGTAATTTTTTAAAATGTTTGTCAGCCGTGATCTGATATTTCTTTTGTAGTTCTTGGCGTTCCTGTTTGATACGTTCAGCAACCAACGGGTAATACTTAGGGTTTTGCAACATTGAGGCTTTAGATCTAGCACTAGCTTCGGGATAGCCTGCTTTAATTGCAGCCTCTGTCGCCGTAATTTCACCTTCATTGTAAACAAGTTCTTGTATGAATATAATTTGTTTTTCTGTAAGTCTGCTTGGTACGCCCATTAGTCCTCCTTGTTTCGCTTGTCCCTTTCGCTTGCGCTTGTCCCTTTCGCTTGTCGCTTGTGGCTTCCCATCAACAAAAATAATTCTGCTGAAATTTTATTTCGTAAGCTAGTGTAAGGGGAAAAAACTGTCTTGTGTGTCATAACTAGCAACCTACTATATGTGGTAAATGATGTCAATGTAAATTAAATAGCATAATAATAAAATAAATAGCATAATGCTATTGACATTCGTTAAAAATTCATATCTAATAAATACAGTAATTAACTAATAACGAGGAGACTAAATTATGAAATATACATTTGTAGCAAAAACCTCCAGTGGACTTGTAAAGGCTTGGGCAACTGGTAAAGATAAAAAAGGTACTAAAGAATATTGTTTAAAGCAATTGAAGGACAGGTTGGATAAAAAAATGGATGAAGCCTACGAACAGGCAGAATATCGTGTTGTTCAAGTAGATAATAATGATTGGATAAAAGAAATAGATGAGGAAGAAAAAACACCAGAACAAAAGCCTGACGAATGGAGGGAAGAATCTCCTGCTTTGGATTTGTTTTTCCATATAGCAGAGACCATACAAGAAGAAGAAGACAAATAAAGAAAAAAGTCTTCGTAGGAAGCACGAGGATTAACGAAAAGAAAGTAAGCCTACCCATAGCACCCCCTAAATTGGGGTGTTATGAGTAAAACAGAAAGAGATAATTATGGCAGACTACATAACAGAAGACCAATTAACAGAGGCAATAAATATACTACGTAATTTTGTTAATAAACATCCTGAGAAAGACGTCAGCAAAAACGTTCGTAGTGCAGTAATATATTTAGAAAAAGCTATGGCAGATGATGAACTAGTTATGGTGTATTACCCATAAAACTACATTTAGTGATTTATTTTAACCGACCTACTACATCTAGTTTGACCAGTATGCTAATAAATGCTATAATTAGAACTTAATTAAATAGAAAGGAATAACAATGCACACTTTAAAATTTAAAAGCAACGATAACTTACGTAAGTTAGCACAACAGACTTTAAAAGCAAAAAAGTTTAAGCTACCTTATACGAACGAGACGACTTCTAAAAAAGGTGTCTATCTTGTAAAAGACGACGGCATTTATTTAATGAATGCTTTTTCACTAGCTAAGGGTAAAACTCCAAGCACGGAAGGTTTTACTGTTTATGCTGAGGGCTATGATCCTAGCACTAACGAAAATGTTTGGGAAGATAGTTATTTAGTAAGTGGCGACGACTTCGGTGAGTTTGTGGAAATGTCTTCATCTATGTTAGCTAGTGTAGCTAATGGTAGTGATATTACTCTTACCATATCTGCTGAAACTATTGAGTTGAAGGTGGTGGCATAATGTTAGTAGACCAACTAAAAAACTTGTTAGATAACGCATGGTTTGAAAACAAAGTAATATTTCGTGGGGTACGGAATGGACTAACTTACCTACCTCACGAATACTATGTCGATACCGACGAGAATGTAATAATTACACTAGCTACTGAAGGTGATAGTGATTACGTTAGATTAGAAGCAGAAGAAAAACAAGAAAGCGAGGAAGAATGATAAACAAAGAAATGGTAGAATACTATTTAGACGAAGATTATAGCAAATGGATTGCAAACGTATTAGTAGATATTTGCAATGATGAAAATGATATTATTTATTTAAAAAAAGAAATACATAAAGCATGGCAAGACCATTTAGAAAGCGAGGAAGAGTAATGGAAAACATTTTAGTTTTATGGATGATAGCGATTACAGTTTGTATTTGTCTGTATACGTTTACTAGTATTGCGGGACTGTAGTGAGTACAGTAGATAGTAGATTTTTTGATAGTTGCGAGTTTCAACTGAACGTGATTATCAAAGCTATAGCAGATAACGAAATAACTCAAGCACGAGGACTAGAAATTCTATTAGATAACAAAACTTGTGTGCCGTTTTATACTGCTGATGAAGTAAAAGCTATACTAGATAGGGGAGTAGTAGAATAATGCCAAAATTTAAAATAACAATTCACAATGAATTTATCATTGAAGCAGATGATGAAGACGACGCAAGAGACGGAACAATTATGTACTATGATTTAGATAAACATGACATAGATATTGAGGAGGTAGAAGATGATTGTAGTTGATATACACAAAGATATTATAGATAAAAGATGTAAACGAAAATATAGACACACCAACTGGTGTAGGTTAGGCACACTATCTGATGAAGAACAGAAACTAAACCCCATAGCTAGGATAGATGATGTGGATGGTATAATATACTTCAAGAACTCGGTGTTTCGGGAGGTAGTGTAATGACTGATACAGTAGATAGCGGACAAGACCTTGTTTTTGAGTACGACGAAACTCAAAGCTACGATTGGAATTTTGCTAAATGGCTTCGTTGGACTAATAGAGAACACCGACAATATAAAGAACCCGAGTATACTGAAGAACAAGGACAACCGATATTTGAGAAATTATTTATTAATTTAAATGTTGACAAGTAAGTAGCATTGTGCTATAATATAAATATTGGTTAAGTACATAATGACTAATAGAGAGAGTAATCGAATGCGAATGTACAGAAGGCGGTTATACATGAATAGCTTTCCGCTCAGCATGCTCTCTCGACCTACTGTGAAAAGGGATAAAACCGCCCTCGAGTAGTGTCGCGTAAGACACTTAAAATAAGGAGACCAGTAGACAATGAAAGGCGTAAACAAGTGGTGAGTAGTGGTGAATACTAGTTCAATACTCTTAATGATAACTCAAACATTTGCGTACCAAGTTATCGCCACTAAACAATCGCTATGCCGATTGTACTTTTAGAAAGCGACAGGGTCGCCACCTGCCACCTAGTCTCGGTGAATGCAAGAGGCATAAGAGTACAATCGCCACAGCGAAAGTTGTTATCGTGAAAAATGAAAGCCAAAACAGAAACTAAATTATGGCAGATGGTGAAAACCAACACACCTAAAATTCGTTGGAATAGATTAGAAAATTCTATCAGTAGAGGTATGCCCGACTTGATAGGCAGTGTAGCGGGAGGTCATTTTTTTACAGTAGAATTAAAAATAACAAGAGATAACAAAACTGTATTTTTTTCACCTCACCAAATTGCTTTTCACAAGGTAAATCACGGGTTGAAATTTATTATGATTTCGACCGTCGACCTCTCACCGCCAAAACTTTTTCATAGTTCACTAGCTAGTGAACCTCGACCCACCCTCGACGATCATAGTCCGTTAGCCGAAGGCTTTCAGCAGATAGTGAAGACCCTCAGTCGCTTGTCGCTTTCAGCGACAAGCGACTAATTTCCGTAGACCAACGTCCAGCAGATAACGAAACTTATCCACATTTATATGCTAGAAAATGCTTGACAAAGTTCGCAAAGTATGATAGGGTATAAGGGTGGAAGAGGGCGGGGTATTATGAGCTTGTTCCTTATCCAACGAAGCTCGGGCTTCGCCCTCGCTTGTCGCTTGTCGCTTGTGGCTTCGCCACAACTCGCTCGGCTTCGCCTCGCTCGTTCACTAGCTAACGAAACTTATCCACAGGCAGTGAAAATAGTTCTTTACATTTGTACTAGACTATGGTATACAATGCTATTAATAAAAATAATACGAGGAGAATAATTATGGATAAAGAATATAAAACAAACACCTACACTACACAACTAGTTGAGTTGATAGAGTGGGAGCGTTTCAACCCATCAGAAGAAGGAACACCTAAAGAGTGGGCACTTACTCGAATGATGGAAGTTGCGAAGATTGAGCTAGCTCGTATCGAAGACGCTAAGGCAAACGGATACGAAATCGGTTTAACTAAGAAATATATCGATGCGTTTAAGAAACTCAACAATGAGTTGGTAGATAGGTTTAATGCTCTTGGTGGAGATGCACACAGCAACTACATGGAGACAGACCCTAAATATCAAGACTAAAATAATAACTAGAGCCAGAGTCTCAAAATCGAGACTCTGGCTCTCAACCAAAACGAAACATTTCACCAGCTAGTGAAAGAAAAAATAAATTAAATTAGTTGTTGACAAAGTACTAGCATTATGCTATAATAGGTTTTTAATTTAACCAACGAGGTAAGATTATGAGTAGAGTAGTATTAACTAGAAAAATGTTAGATATGATTAGTACAGGCATAGCGGATAGAGAAACGATTATTACTGATGAATTGTCACATATTAGTTTTAATTCTGTAACTGATTGTGATCCACATTTGAAAGAAAATAAAAAAAGGTGTGAAGCTGAATGGAAACTTTGTCAGGCTGTCAATGATTGGATTTATGCAGTAAAACAAAAACGAGGTTACCAAAAATAAACACTTGACAATAGTATAGCAATATGCTATACTATTGTTTTAACTAACCAACGAAAGGAAGAACAATGGGATATACTCATTACTGGCGACAGACTAAAGACCTAACCGAAGACGAATGGGATAACGTTCGTCAGGTAGCGAAAACAATACTAAAAGATAACCACGGTGTTATACTAGATAACGAACCGACCGACTCACAAAACTTATCCATTACCTACGACTCTATCTTATTTAATGGTAGAGGTGATGACAGTCATGAGACCTTTTATCTAACTCGAAAGCAACGACCGAAGTACGACTACGAGAGCGAGGAAGAGTTTGCAAAGGGAGCGTTTGAGTTTTGTAAGACAGCACAAAAACCCTATGACAAATACGTTGTAGCTATGTTGATTGCAATTACGCAGATTACCGACAGCATTACGGTATCTAGTGACGGCGACCAGAGCGATTGGCTAGAGGGTATGCAATTGTACGTCGAACGCTGTACGTCGAACGATACACTAAATGATTACGCTAAAGAACTTATACCAGATAGCGTACGAGTGGCATAAAGTTTCCTCGTTGGAAAAGGTGAGAGGGCGTAGCCCTCTCACCACCTAACGAAATTAATTTAAATTAATGCTTGACATAGTACTAGCATTATGCTATAATGATGTTAATTTAACGAGGAGATAAATAATGAACAAGACAAGACGAGACAATAACACATTTAAAAACAAACACGGTTTCTCTGTTTTTAATACTAACACAGTAGCTGTTCTAACTTTGCTAGACATCAAAGAAGATTTGCTTAGACAACGAGCAGACATACGCTCAATCGAAAGACTAGGTGTAGTCATAAAAGATTTGATCGGCAAAGGTGAGCCAAGCAGAGAAGACGAAGAATTATACGAACGAAGAATAAACGAACTACAAAACGAACATGACCTAGACAATTACTTACCTCAAAGTTAAAATAAATACTTGACATCATTATAGCATTATGCTATAATGATGTTAATTTAAACGAGGAGAAAGATATGGAAATAAAAGTGCAAGTACGAAGTGTGTATGGTAATGAATTGATTTATCCTATGTGCGAAAAAGCTAAAACCTTCTGTGTTCTAACAGGTACCAAAACCTTGAGCCATTGGGACATAGGACACATCAAGTCACTAGGCTACGAAGTTGTACCAGTAGTCAAAGAACTTTAAAAAAGTTCTTGACACAACATATAGTAGGTCGCCTAGCGGCGACCTACTACATATAGTGCCTCGCTTCGCTCGGCAGATAGTGAACGCTTGTGGCTTCGCCACAACTCGCTCGCTTCGCTCGCTCGTTTCACGTGAAACAATGCTTGTCGCTTGTCGCTTGTAGCTTTTATTTTTTTTTTTTTAGAGAATTTTTAAAGTTTTCTCGTAAAAGACCCGCACTATCTATTCCCTTCAGGGAATAGATAGTACGATAACTAAAAACGCCACCTAGTTTTCACTAGGTGGCGTAATATGGAAAGACACGCTATTTGATTAATTAACGGTTTTTAGTCCGTTAGTATAAAGTAACCACACATCAGAATTCAGCATTGCTGAAACTTTCTGTTGTCTAGTGTGCTGGACGTTGTGAAGTCCTGCAGTGGCTCTGATAGTTCCTGCATCTTCACGCCCAGCGTGCGTTGACCAATAAGTTGCCCCGTTGTAAACATTCCAAAGAGACGGCTTTTTGCTCGTTGCATCCCGCTCGCATTGTCGCATTAATACATCAACAACATTTTCTGAATAATCAGAAGTACTGTCTTTAATTAATCGTTGAGTTGTTGAGCGGTTAGACTTAGCTATGGTTTCAGAGTAGATTTTTTTAACATCTTCCCATGAGATCATAGTATTTGCCCATTGTTGAACTTGCTCAAAATTAGTATTGAACCCTTCAACAGCGTTGCCTATTTTTTTAGATTCAGCTAACGGGTTAAACCCGCCAGTGTGTTTTCTTTTTGATTGAAAAGACCAATCACCAAAAACACAGCCATTCATACATAGAAAACGAATTGCACCGAATACTGACCATGCAACCCAAGTTGAGTCTAATGAATTTTTTAGCTGTAACTGTAACGCTAGGTTATCGCTACCGTTAACATTAACTTCATGATCCTTGAAAGTAATCACGCGGGACGCTTTGCGCCCGTTGTCAAATACTTCATCATTGATTTCAATGTTATCTAGTTTAAGACCGCTTTTTGCGATCAGATCGTTATAAACGCCAAAGACTTTATCATGACTAACTAGCTTATACTTATCGCCCGCCACGTGTAGCAAGTGATTGCTATCAGTGCGAACAATTGCCTTATAGTTCGTCGGATGTGTCTCGCCGTTTATCTTGTGAGTCAACTCTTGCATTTCAACTGGAAATGAAAAAGTAGACATATCATGCATATTATTATGTAACATATTATTTTTCTTTCTATAATGTGCATGTCTTTCCATACCACAGTATCTAGCATGATTTGCTATAAAATGCTACAACTATTTTGCTATCTAATGTAAATAAATTACTTGACACAATATGTAGTAGGCCTTCGGCTTGTACCTACCAGATATAGTAGCGCCCTTCGGGCGCTACTATATGTAGTGTTAAACTTTTTACTTGACACAACATCTTGTGCCTCGCCTGTGGCTCGGCGAAAAGCTCGCTCGCTTCGCTCGCTCGCTGATAGTCGGACGCGCCCTTCGGGCGCGTCCTCCTATTAAGGGTACCTGTAACTATCTCAAAACTCAAAGTGTTTTGCAGACTTGTCGACACCCCCTTTTGTGTGTATGTTACTTATATACTAGTATATATATAACAATCTACACATAGAGTATGGACATAAAAGATTTTAAAGACCACCTAACCGATCTTGAACCTGAAAAAAGAAAGCTATTCGCAGAACTCCTTGAGTTAAAACAAAAGAAAGAAGGGACCCGTAAAGCACAAGAAAATTTTTTAGATTTTGTAAAATACATGTGGCCACATTTTGTAGAAGGGACCCACCATAGAATCATAGCCGAAAAATTTGATAGAATCGCTAAGGGTACCTTAAAACGATTAATAGTGAATATGCCACCCAGACATACAAAATCTGAATTTGCATCTTTCATGTTACCCGCATTTATCATGGGAAAAAATCCGATGACCAAAATCATTCAGACTTCGCACACTGCCGAGCTATCACAAAGGTTTGGTCGTAAAACTAAACAGCTTATAGATTCTACTGACTACAAACATATTTTTCCAGAAACTTTACTACAAGCAGATTCCAAGGCCGCCGGCCGTTGGGACACGAACGCTGGTGGTGAATATTTTGCTGCGGGTGTTGGTGGTGCGATTACTGGTCGTGGTGCGGATTTATTAATTATCGACGACCCGCATTCAGAGCAAGACGCCCTATCGGAAACAGCGATGGAAAACGCTTACGAATGGTATACCTCTGGTCCACGACAACGTCTACAACCCGGCGGTGCGATTGTGTTGGTTATGACCCGTTGGTCGACGGTCGACTTAACTGGTCAACTAATGAAAGCCCAAGTCGAACCCAAAGCGGATCAATGGGAGGTAGTTGAGTTTCCCGCAATTATGGATAGTGGTGAACCGACATGGCCCGAGTATTGGAAAGTATCTGAACTTGAGTCAGTCAAAGCGTCCTTGGCTATTTCTAAATGGAATGCGCAGTGGATGCAAAAACCTACTTCCGAAGAAGGCGCCATCTTAAAACGCGAGTGGTGGCGACCATGGGCAGAAAAAGAAATACCTGATTTGCATTACATTATTCAAAGTTACGATACCGCCTTTAGTAAAAAAGAAACTGCGGATTATTCTGCGATTACCACGTGGGGTGTGTTTGCGCCCGAAGATCAACGGGCGTCGTTAATTTTATTAGATGCCCGTCGTGGTCGTTACGACTTTCCAGAACTTAAAGATGTTGCGTTGAAAGAATATAATTACTGGGAACCTGAAATGGTTTTGATTGAAGCCAAGTCTAGTGGTATGCCCTTGACCGACGAACTACGTCGTGCGGGTATTCCGGTTACTAACTACACGCCGACACGGGGCAATGATAAGCGGTCGCGGGTCAATTCAGTGGCACCTATTTTTGAATCAGGTTGTGTGTACTATCCTGAAGGTAGAACTTTTGCTGAAGAAGTTATTGAAGAATGTGCAGCTTTCCCGTATGGTGAGAATGACGATTACGTAGATACGGTCACGCAAGCGTTGATGCGGTTTAGACAATCTGGACTTATTCAATTGCGGATGGACTACGAACCTGAACCCGTCGATAACACAAGGAGAGTATTTTATTAATGTCATTTTTAGTAGCAAACGTTCCACCAATAAAAGTTTATGTTAAAAAAGAATATTTGTATGACCATAAAAAAGGTCATGGTGAATTTGTTGAAGGCATATGGGCAACATGCAAATCAATACAAGGTAGAGCGTTATACTTTGAAACTTATTTACCTGAATATGCAGCACTTTACGACAAACTTCCTATCTCAGCTTTTGTTTCATCACCAGACGTAAAAGAAAATATTGGTTTAGAGGAGCTAGAATTATGGGATGCTTTTAGTTATCATATAACTGTTATTGAAAAAATAACGGTTCCTCCAAGAGCAAAATATTTGTCTCCCTCTAAAAAATGGTATCAAGGTGAATATTTGTTTACGATAGATAGCTGTCATGCTGACCATAATTTACCTAACATTAACTATTCACAGGTACCAGAGGAACATAAATCTTTTAATATTTTAGAGTTGGATAACGGGCATTTTGCGGCACAGCCCAACAATAGGACTTTATTTTATGATAAATCGTTAACACCGTCTGAGCCTAAACAACCTGACTTTAAAGTATCTACCATTGAATATAACGTAGAATCTATAAGTAAATGGACAGCGGGTGATGACACTAATTATTTTTACGGCTTGAAAGAACAGAAGTAATCGATTACTATAGTGCATGATTAATCGTGCACAATTAGGGAAGACTACTGTGATGAAAACTGATAAAAAGAAAAAAGGCTATCTAAAAGGCGGTCAAGTAAAACTTGATGCTAATAAAGATGGTAAAATTAGTAAGGCTGATTTCGATCTTCTAAAGAAAAAAAAGAAGAAGAAAAAGAAAACTAAAAAAATTACAAAAAAAGGTAAGTAATGGCAAAACTTTGTCCCAAAGGTAAAGCTGCAGCAAAGCGTAAGTTTAAGGTTTATCCTTCAGCGTATGCTAATATGTACGCGTCAGGAGTATGTTCAGGCAAAATAACACCGGGCGGTAAGAAAAATAAAAAAGCTGACGGTGGTAGAATTAAGTTTGGTAACGGTGGTATTGCTAGAGGCTGTGGTGCGGTCATGAATGACCGTCGTAAAGTAACCAAGTATGTCTAATGGCAAAGAACGGGCTACGGAAATGGGTAAAAGATAAATGGGTGGACATTGGTGCTCCCAAAAAAGACGGGAAGTATCAACCCTGCGGACGGAGCAAAGGCTCAAAACGGAAATATCCCAAATGCGTCCCACTTGCCAAAGCCACACGGATGACAAAGTCGCAAAAGGCGAGTGCTGTCAGACGAAAACGCGCTGCAGGTAATCCCGGTGGTAAACCAACTAACGTAGCTACGTTTGCAAAACGCAAAAAAGCAGCAACTGGTGGTTCCATGAGTCGACATAAACAGCAATTAAGAAAACCGTGAGGCCAATACAGGTAGCAAATGGCAAGAAAACAGGATAAACAACCACCAAAGACTAAAAAATATTTTAGATCGACAAAAACTGGTGCCGGTATGACTAAAGCGGGCGTTGCACGCTATAGACGCGATAATCCGGGATCAAAACTTAAAACAGCAGTTACTGGTAAAGTCAAAAAAGGTAGTAAAGACTCAAAAAGACGTAAATCTTATTGTGCACGTAGTGCAGGACAAATGAAAAAATTTCCTAAAGCAGCAGCAGACCCTAATTCTAGATTACGGCAAGCTCGTAGGCGTTGGAAATGTTAAAATAAGAAGACAAAGATAAACACTAGCATTAAAATATAATATATGCTAAAAATTAACGTTAAGAGGATGTCCTTATGGAAATGAGTAAGAATAGAATTAGTCAATTGTTAGCTATACGAGAAGATTTAATGCGTGTTGGCGAAGATGTTTCTGCTATTGATGCAGAATTATTTCAAATGGGTTTCAGGCCTCCTGCAGCCATGTCTTATGGCGGCAG